CAAGGAAAACTCATTATATATATGAGAAACCAGAGGTTAAAGCACAATTAGATGCAATTGACCCAAAATTATACCAACTATACTCAACAACAGTTCCTTTAATTGACACATTGTATTTCTTGGATGAAGGTATGATGGATATGGCAGCAGAAGGTGGTGGAATTACAGCAGCAGTTGATGTTGATGATGAAGAAGATTCAGAAACTGGTGAAACAAAGACAGTAATCAATGCAACAGCATTTATGTTTCCAATATTATGCCATGAAATTGCAAAAGGAATTGAAGAGGCATTAGCTAGACATGGTTATTCTAGTGATGATAATATGGCTAATATGACATTAGGTCAAGCAGACACATTAAAATCAGAAACAGAAGGTTTAAGAATTGGCCCAGCCATCTTGGATAAAATAAGGAATATTTTACCTACTAAATTATTTGATAAATCAGATATTGGGTTAATTAGATTTTTCTTTGTTGAGTTATATAAAATACCAGCAGATGAATTTATAAATCTAATGAAATACGTAATATCAGATACACCATCTGACCAAGACTATGCAAAAAGGGAATTTGATGAATTAATTGAAAAAGCTAGAGTTAGTAAAGAAAAATATCTTGATTACTTACAAAGCCAATATATGGATGATATGGATATAGATGATGAAGATACTTATGATGGTGGTGGATTTGCCCCTAATCAAGCACCAGATGATTATACTGGTGGAAAGCAAACAAATTTTGACCCCTCAGATTTTGAGGACATATCACTTGATGAATTATTGAAAGATTTAAACATTAGAAGAAACTAATAAAACAATATTTAAAACCCCAATCTTTAATTAGGTTGGGGTTTTTTTGTTTTATCTATATTTATATAAAAAAAGTGAGTATGACAAGAGACCAAGTATTAATAGAATCAAGTAAATGTATAAAAAGCACCCCATATTGTTTGAAAACTTATTTACAAACATATGACAACACTGTAAAAAAATATGTACCCTTAGATTTATTTCCAGACCAAATTAAATTGGTTGAAGATTTTGATGGACACAATGAAAATATTGCATTAAAGTATAGACAGGCAGGTGTATCTACTGTTACAGCAGCCTGGGCTTCAAAGAGGTTGGCGTTTGCAAATAAGAATAAGCCTGAGAAAATATTGATTATTGCCAATAAATTGGATACAGCAGTGGAGATGGCTAATAAAGTTAGACATTTTATTGAACAATGGCCAAAATGGGTTGGTATTGGATTTTCTAATGAAAAAAACTCTGCAAGGCATTTTAAGTTAAATAATGATTGTGAGATTAAGGCTGTGGCAACATCAAAAGATGCCTTGAGGGGTTATACCCCAACCATACTAATATTTGATGAGGCTGCGTATATTGAGGCTGACCCAGACTTTTGGGCAGCAAGTATGGCTTCATTATCAACGGGTGGTAAGGTTATTGTAATTTCAACACCAAATGGATATGACCCAATTTACTATGAGATATATGACCAAGCATTACGTAATGTGAATGATTTTAAAATCACAGAAATGGTTTGGTATAGAGATCCAAGATATACAAAAGATTTGTATATGGTAAAAACAAAAGATATGGTTCATTATTTGTTAAATAAAGATGAATATTTACCTGATACCATTATAGATTTATCAATAGAAAATCCATATAATAGAGACCACGAGCAAGTGACATCTTATATTGAGGAGGGTTATAAACCTTGTTCTTCTTGGTATGAAGGTATGGTTAAGAAATTAAAATATGATAAGAGAAAAATATCACAAGAGATAGAAAGTAATTTCTTGGGTTCTGGGGATAATGTTTTTGATTCAAATATGTTAATGGATATATCAAAAAATATGCTTATGAACCCCATATCAAAATTGATGGGAAATAGTTTATGGATGTTTAAAGAACCAGAAAATGGTCATAGATATGTTGCAGGTGTGGATGTGTCAAGGGGGGATTCAGAGGATTTTTCAACCATTCAAATTATTGATTTTGATTCTCAAGAACAAGTATTGGAGTATGTTGGAAAAATACCCCCAGATGTTTTGGCAGATATTGCTTTTAAATGGTGTACAATGTATAAGGCTTTTATTGTTGTTGATTTAACAGGTGGAATGGGTGTGGCAACAGCAAGAAAATTGCAAGAATTAAGTTATCCAAGTTTATATTATGATAATATTGATTCAAGCAACAAATGGAAGTATGACCCAAAAATGAATGAAAGAATACCAGGAATAAATTTCAATAGTAAGAGAGTGCAAATAATTGCATCTTTTGAGGAAGCACTAAGGCACAACTTTAAAATTTATTCAAATAGACTATACAATGAGATGAATACATTTATATATATAAATGGAAGACCAGATCACCAGAAAGGTCATCATGATGATTGTATTATGGCAATTGCTATGGCTACCTATGTTGCAGAAAAATCTTTCCAATCATTAGAAAAAGTTACAAATCATACAAAAGCAATGATAAATTCATGGTCAACCCACACTAATCAATATAGTGATCAGTCATTATTCTTCAATCCATTAGTACCAGCAGGTAATAAACATAGTTCAAGTATAAATAATAATCCAACACTAAATGACTACCAAAAATATGACTGGTTATTTGGTCCTCTACAAAGATAAATAAAAATTATGGAAAATAATATAAAAAATAACAATAATAATATTGATAATAAAGCAGATAATAAAACTGTTTGGCAAAGATTATCTTATACATTTGGTCCAAATTCTTTATTGAACCAAGATGTTCCAACATATAAGTTTGATAAAAAAGAATTATTAAGAACTCAAAATAAAGTAGAGTTTGATAGGGAGAAACTACAAGCACAACAATCTTTTTACTTAGCAAATCAATGGGGCAAAATTGATAATCATTTATATACCCAAGCAGTATATTATGAACCAACTAGGTTGGCATCAGTTTATGATTTTGAATCTATGGAATATACCCCCGAAATTGGTGCAGCATTGGATATATATGCAGAAGAATCAACAACAACAGATGAAAATGGTTTTATGTTGCAAGTATATTCTGAATCAAAAAGAATAAAATCTGTTTTAACAGACTTATTTAATAATGCTTTGGATATTAATACAAACTTACCTATGTGGACAAGAAATGCTTGTAAATATGGGGATAATTTTATTTATTTAAAATTGGATCCAGAAAAAGGAATTGTTGGTTGCAATCAGTTGCCAAATATTGAAATTGAGCGTTTAGAACCAGGTGGTTTAGAAAAGCCTTCAACTTATAATGATACAACAGATAAGAACAAAACTTTGATGTTTAAATGGAAAAACAAACAAATGGAATTTCAACCTTGGGAAATTGCCCATTTTAGAATATTAGGGGATGATAGAAAATTGCCATATGGAACATCATTATTGGAAAAAGCAAGGCGTATATGGAAACAACTTCTATTGGCAGAAGATGCAATGTTGATTTATAGAACTTCAAGAGCACCAGAAAGAAGGGTGTTCAAAGTTTTTGTTGGAAATATGGATGATAATGATGTTGAAGCGTATGTACAACGTGTTGCAAATAAATTCAAAAGAGAACAAATTGTTGATAGCAAAACAGGTAATGTTGATATGAGATTCAATCAAATGGCTGTTGACCAAGATTATTTTGTTCCGGTTAGGGATCCAGGTCAAGTAAGTCCAATTGAAACTTTGCCTGGGGGAACAAATCTTGGAGATATAGCAGATATTGAATACATTCAAAAGAAATTGGTTACAGCATTAAGAATACCAAAAACATTCTTGGGTTTTGAAGAAGCATTTGGGGATGGAAAAGGATTATCAGTTCAAGATATTAGATTTGCTAGAACCATAAATAGAATACAAAAATGTATGATTGCAGAACTAAATAAAATTGCAATAATACATTTATTTTTGTTGGGCTTTGAAGATGAAATTTCCAATTTTACATTAGGTTTAACCAACCCATCTACACAATCAGACTTATTAAAAATAGACATCTGGAAAGAAAAGATAATGCTATACCGTGATGCTGTTGCGGATCCTGGAAGTGGTATTGCCCCTGTTTCAGCTACTTGGGCTAAAAAACATATATTTGGTTGGTCAGATGAAGAAATTAGATTAGATTTACAACAACAAAGAATTGAAAAAGCAGCAGGTGAAGAATTGAAGCAAACGCAATTGATTATCAAGAAAACAGGTTTATTTGATAATATTGATAAATTATATGGTGATGTTTCAGGTGCAACACAAAGTGCAGCAGTACAACCCCCATCTGATATGGGTGGAATGGATATGGGTGGTGGAATGGATATGGGAAGTGATATGGATATGGGTGGTGGAATGGAAGGTGCGCCACCACCTCCGCCTCCACCAGGACCAGAAGCTGCTACAACAGAACCAGGTTTGGCTCCAGAATCAAGAATTAGAAGTTTAAATATTTTGGTTGAAAACAATTATATAAATGGCCCAGAATATATAGAATTGACAAAAGGCCAAAAATCTTTGGGAATTATTGAACAACATTTAAAAAAGTTATTAAATTGATTATATTTATATAAAAATAAATTATTATGAAATTTGGTGAAATTAAAACAATTATAGAAAACAATTTGGTTGATTCAGTAAAAGATAAAAAAGTTTTTAAAGAAAATATTCAAAACTTTAAAAAACATTTTTTAAATGATTCAAAACTTTCAAAGTTGTACTTGATATATGGGGATTTGTCAAAACCAAGGGGTTTAAATGAGGAAGAGGCTAATAGATATTTAAATGAAGGTGTAAATTGGGCAAGAACTTTAATAAAAGAAGCTAAAATACCTTTGATTAAAAACAATTTGAATAAAAATGATTATGAATTGATTGATGCTTTGGTTTATGAAACATCAAAAACAATTGATGAATCCTTGGATGTGAAAACTAAGGCATTATCTGTATTACAAACAAAACCTAAAGAGGATATTAATAGGATTAATATACCAATTAGTTCAATGATTAAAGTTTCAAATGAAAAAATAAAGGAACATTTAAATTCAATGGATGAATCTTCAAAGGCAGAAATAATTTCCTTATTATCAGAAAACAAAGAAGACTTAAAATCTAATTTTAGTTTATTAAAAGAAGATACAATAACAAAATTAGAAAATATAAAAAATTCTGAAAAAGATTTAAACTTAGGAAAAAAATTAGAAGAAACTATTGATAAAGTTTCAAATGAAAAATTTGATATTTTAAATTATTATATGTTAAAGAAGTTAAATCAGTCACTTATTTGACAAACCCATTATTTTTATTTATATTTTTGTTATAATAACATTAATAAATGAAAAACGGGAAAAAAGTAAAACTAAAAATTTATAACAATTTAAAAATATTCTATGGTACAATTGATTACAAAGATTTAAAATCAGTTTACATAACTATCCAATCTTGGGCAACACCAAAAATGTATAGTGATAACTGGAAAAGAATTGTATTGTCTCAAAGTAGGGAAATCAAGCATACAATATTTGATAATATAAATGACAAAATATTCTATGAGAATATAATAGTTGATTTAGATGTTAGATATAGTGGCATTGAAGTAGAGAAAAAGTCATTTATGAATCTTGAAATAACTTTGCTAACAAAACCAAATATAGACTTTAAAGCCCAAGAAACAAAGGATTCAATAAAGAAAGTGATTAGGCAAGTTTGTGTTAATAATTTAAATAGAAACAAATATTTTGATTTTTATCTAACAAAAAAAGAATTATCTGTTTAAAACAAAATATTTTAATATTTATATATTAAAATATATTATGAAAGAATTAAGACTTCTTGAAGCAAATGAAATAGGGCATGGCATTCTAATTGAAATGGATGCTGGGTGGGTTAATCCAAAAGATGAGTTGAACATTGATTTAATAAGAGAAAATAAGAAATTAGATTATAGCAAACCTTTTGAGTTTTTTGCTGTTTTGCAAAAACATGATGTTCCAAATAGGAACGGCAGAACATATCCTGAAAAGATATTAAAGAGGGAAGCAGAAAGATATAAAAAGATTATTGAAAAAGGTTTATCAACATCAGAATTAAACCACCCAGAATCATCCCTTATTGATTTGGATAGAGTTTCCCATTTAATTACAGAGGTTTGGTGGGATAGTAACATCCTAATGGGAAAGTTATTGTTATTGACCTCTCCTGCCTTCCATGAGAGAGGCATAGTTTCAACCAAAGGAGATATTGCCGCAAACCTAATGAGGCAAGGAGTAAGCCTTGGTATCAGTTCTAGGGGGGTTGGATCATTAAAAAAAGTTGGGGAGAAAAATGAGGTTCAAGATGACTTTGAACTTATTTGCTTTGATTTGGTTTCATCACCATCAACGCCAGGGGCATATCTATTCTCAAACAAGGAAGATAGGCATAAGTATGATGAAAAATTGGAAGAGGAAAAGAAAATTGAACCAGTTAGTAATGTATTAAAATTAATGTCTAAACTTGATAGTTATTTGAAATAAAATGGAAAAAGAAACGTTAAAAAGAATATTTGATTTTTTTGAGAAAAAAGAAAATCTAAAAAAACCTTTTGTTTACAAATTGGCAATTAATGAGCCATTTACTGAAGATGATTTAAATGTAAAAGGTAACTTGTATTTCCCTAATTCAAAAAAGATAACATCATTACCAAAAGGACTAAAAGTTGAGGGTGATTTGAGTTTAGCTAATACACGCATAAGAACATTACCAGAAGGATTAGAAGTTGGGGGTTGGCTAAGTATTGAAGATACAAGTATAAGCAAAATACCAAAAGGATTAAAAGTTGGTGGTTCTCTAATTATATCTCATACAAGTATAGGAATATTACCAAAAGGATTGGAAGTTAGTGGAATTATCTATGCAATAAATAGTCATATATTCAATATAGAAGAAATACCAAAAGGTGTAATAACTGAAGCAATTGTAACAACTAACAAATTATTAGTTAATCCAAATTTAACAATAAGTGGTAACTTGAGGTTACCAGGTACAAATATAACCTCATTACCAAAAGGACTAAAAGTTGGGGGTGATTTGGTTTTATATAATTTAAGGTTAAAATCTTTACCAGAAGGATTGAAAGTTGGTGGCAATTTGGATTTAAGAAATTGCAAACAATTAACTTTATTGCCAGAAGGATTAGAAGTTAATGGTGATTTATATATTAGAAGTACACCATTATCAAAACGTTCAGATCAATATTTAGCTAAGTATATAAAAGGTAAAATAATTAGATAATAATGCAAATAGAACAATTAAAAAAAATAATTGATTTCTTGGAAAAGAAAGAAGGAAAAATACCTAAAGAGAAAGGTAATTTAAGATGGAAAATGGTATTTAATGAACCATTTACAAAAAAAGAATTATATATTAAAGATGCTTTATATTTAAATCATTCAAATGTAAGGTCATTACCAGAAGGATTTAAAGTTTGGGGTGATTTGAATTTGGCTAAATCCCATATAGAATCATTACCAGAAGGATTGAAAGTTGGGGGTAGTTTGCGTTTGGGTTATACAAATATTGCCTCACTCCCAAAAGGTTTGAAAGTTGGGGGTGATTTGGAATTGCTTGAAACAAACATAACTTCACTCCCAGAAGATTTGAAATTTGGTGGTAATTTGGATTTATCAGGCTCTAAAATAATGTCATTACCAGATAATTTATATATTAGGGGTCGTTTAGGTTTAGTTAGATGTGAAAATTTAACTTCATTACCAAATGGATTAAAAGTTGCTCGTGATTTGAAATTAACCTTTGCAAAAATAACTTCATTACCATATGATTTACAAGTTGGTGGTTATTTGGATTTAACTGGTACAAATATAAAGTCATTACCAGAAGGGTTAAAAGTTGGAGGTAGATTGAATGTATCAAATACAAATATTGAATCCTTACCAAAAGGATTGAAAATTGGTGAAAATTTACTTATTTACAAGTCAAATTTGAAAAAATATACTGATGAAGAATTAAGAGAAATGGTTAAACCAGGTTTTATAAAAGGAGAAATATTTAGATAATGCAAATAGAACAATTAAAAAAAATATTTGAATTCCTTGAAGCAAGAGAAAACAAATACTCAATAGTTTGGAAAGCAATCAATGGCTTACCATTTACTAAAGAACAATTAAAAGTTAAAGGTAATTTGGATTTACAAGGAATGGATGTTAAAAAATTACCAAATGGATTACATGTTACAGGTAATTTACTTTTAAATTTCACAACAATCAAAAAATTACCAATGGGATTGAAAGTTGGTGGTGATTTGGAATTACAAGATTGTGACAATTTAAAATCATTACCAAATGATTTAAAAGTCCGTAAAGGTTTATGGCTTTCTGGATCACCATTAGGGAGGCTTCCTAATGAAAAAATATTAAATATGGTAAAACCAAATGGGTATATAGGTCAAATATATTAAAATGGAAAAAGAAAAATTAAAAAGAATATTTGAATTTCTTGAAAAGAAGGAAGGGCATATTTTACCATTAGTAGTGAAATTGAACCTTGGTGTATCATTAA